CAAAAAGGTGAGACATCAAAAAAAGAAATTACTATTGATAATACAGAAAATATAAATAGTTATATAAAAAATTTAATAGATAATTTAAATTCATCTCAAGATACCTTAAGTCAAGAAGATATAAATAGATTGTACGATAGTATAAAAAATAAATCATTGGCGGAAAATCAAGAACAAAAATATCAATATGATTACTCTATAGAACAATTAGCTAAATCTATAGAAAGAGCAAAAAAATATAAAGAATTTATAAATAGCTTATCTGAAGAAGAAGCATTAGCAATGGACTATTTAGATTACACTTTTAAAGATACTGGAAAATCTTTTGTTGATGTATTAAATTTACTGAAAAATGAGCAAGAACAAGATATACAAAACTATATGGAAATACTTCGTTCTCAAATGAAAAAAGGAGTAGTAGCCCGTAGTGTATATTATAATGAGAAAACAGATGAATATATTAATAGTCCTGGATTTTCTAATAATTATCAATGGTACAGGGATATAATGAAAGCAAGAGATAATAGACCTCTTGGAAAAAATGATATTGAAGGATATTTAAGAGATACAGCTATAGAGCATTTGTCATATGGATATGAAGATCCTCAATATGGTATGCAGATACCACCAGAAGTAGCAAATGAATTTAGAAGAAGGGAAGATGCTATAAATGGACTTGAAACAATTGCAGACAAAGCAAAACAATATGAACAAGGACGACAATTACCAAGAGAAAATCAAACAAGCAGCAGAAGTAATGAAACAAATATTCAGCAAAAACAAAAAGAAATAGATATAGAAGCTGCTAAAAATATAGGTAAACTTTTGTTTGATAAAGTACAAGAAAAACAATTAAAAGTTGATTTAAATAATCTTGAGCAGGCCATTAGTAGTAATAATATTAATAGAGTAAATAAAGCTAATGATTTTATGCAAAGAAAATTAGAACCTATATTAAATGATAAAGAAAAACAACAAATACAGAAAACTTTAGATGACAATAAAATTGAAGCAGATATACAAAAAGAAGACTTATCTACATCTGAAACACAATCTATTGAGAATAATAGTGAACAGTCAGATATAAATAGGTCTTCTTTTGATTTAAAAGCAAATGAAGTAGAACAAAAGAATACAAATAATAAACAAAATAAATCATTTGATTTAGCATATGGATATTTAACAGAAAGTGGAAAATCTTTAGCTGAAGCTAATGAAAATGAATTTATTATAAAATCCAATGGAAGCAGGAATTTTGGAGAAATTACATCATCTATATCAAATGCTACTGGCGGAGAATTGACACCAGGGAAAATTCGACTTCGTGTTGGTAACGAAAAACAAGGCTTAATTCATGCTAAAAAACATGAAAAACAAGCTAAACATATAGGGTATAATTCGATTGAAGATATGATTGCAGATGTTGCTGAAAATTTTGATGTGATTTATAAAAAAGATAATGGAAAAGGAAAAAGAGCGACATATTCTTTAGTTAAATTAAATGATGATAATGTAAAAGCTAAACAAAATGTAGTACCTACTTATTTTGAATTACAAAACGAAGATAATGGTTATTATATTATTATCACTGCTATACCTAAGAATATAGGGAGCTTTAAAAATCAAATAAAAAAAGAAACATTGATTTATAGCAAACAGGGACAAGATATTGCCACTATTTCCAGTGATAGTGCGGTTCGATTATCCCAAAGTAACAATAAAACTGGAGTTACAGAGGAACGGCTCCCGATATCCGTAAAATCAAATGTTTCTTCTAATAATATTATATCAAATGATAATATTAGCGACAATCAAAAGAAAAGTGAGGTAAATGAAAATGAGCTTAATGACAGCTCCAACACAGTGGTTACACGAGATAAGCAGGGGAACGATAAAGACAATGTGGGGACAGATGATGAAAGCCACCGATCCAGTAGAGAAGATGGACAAGATATACGAACAAATGGTGGAGAGGGGCCACGACAAGATAGTAGCACTAGCATTCGTGGAGATAGCACCAATATTGGCGGAAAGACTAGCGATAGCACAATACGCCAAGAAGAATCCGCAAATACGGACAATAGCACCAGAGATACTAAGCTATCAAGAAGCGTTACAGATAGCTACGAAAGACCATTGGTTGACGAAACGACAACAGAAGGAATTACTGACTTTGTTAATGAATCATTATTCGATGAAAGCACTATAGATAAACAAAAACAAATTAATACAAAAGATATAAAGGTAGGCAATCTTGAATCTATCAAGAATGACCTACCTTTATTATTGCCAGAACAACAAGATGATGTCTTCAAAGCAGAAACACGTATGTTTGTGAATAATAAACCAGGAATGTTATTTACTAATGGTACAGGTACAGGGAAAACATTTACTGGATTGGGAATTGTTAAACGTTTTGTAGAACAAGGGAAAAAGAATATTTTAATTGTATCGCCAAGTACAGGTATCAATGATGGTTGGATTGATAGTGGCAAAAAATTTGGACTTAATATAGTGCCATTAAAGAATAAGAAAGACAATGGTAATAATAATATATCTATAACCACATTAAATAATTTTACATCTAATAAAACACTTGTTAATCGTAGTTGGGATTTAGTAGTTATTGATGAATGTCATAAATTAATTAGTAATCAAAATAATAAAGAAACAGGTGCTATTAAGAATTTAAGAGCTATTACTCTAAATGAAAGAGGCTTTAACACACGTTTTGATTATTTATATCCAGAGGAAAATTCTAATTCGGAATTAAGAATAGAATTAAAAAATCAATGGAAACAAATACAAGAAAAAGATAAGCCAAAAGTATTATTTTTGTCAGCGACACCATTTAGTCATGTCAAAAATATTGATTATGCAGAAGGATATCTTTTTAATTATGATAGGCAAAATGGAAATTTAAGTACTGAAGAAGCACATGATAAATTCTTTGTTAAAAATTTTGGTTATAAAATAAGATATAATCGATTAGAACAACCTGAACCAGATGTAGATAATAGCATAATGGAAATGGAATTTCATGAGAAATTGAAGAATGATGGTGCTATATCTAGCAGACGATTAGTAATTGATAAGGATTATGATAGAGGTTTTATTCTAGTAGATGGCGGAATCGGTAAAAAAGTAGATGAAGGTTTTGAATATCTATTTAATAGTAAAAATAACTATACAAATTTAGCCAATTTCTTTAATAAAAGCTATGGATATTATAATAAATTATTCTTGTTAGAAGCTGTGAAAGCTAGAGAAGCTATAAATTTAATAAAAGAATACAAAAAAACTGGTAAAAAAATAGTAGTATTTCATAGATATTTAAAAAATGAAAGCAAACATCCATTTAAATTATCTTTTGATGACGAACAATTTAAATCACTTACTTCTTATACTAAAAATCGTATCAAAGATGAATATGAAAGATTTTGTAAAGAAAGACCTGATTTAGTAAATCTTGATTTATCTGAATTGACATCGCCTATACAGACATTAACCGAAGCTTTTGGCGATAAAATAGCTATTTATAATGGAAGTTTATCTGCAAAAGAAAAGAATGATAGCTTATCAAAATTTAATGATGATAATAGTGATGTTGACGTAATTTTAGTACAAGCAGACGCTGGTAGTGCGGGAATTAGTCTTCATGATAAAACAGGAAAACATCAAAGAGTATTGATTAATCTAGGATTACCAACTAAACCTGTAGAAGCAATTCAAACAGAAGGCAGAATTTATCGTGTTGGTCAAAAATCTAATGCTATTTTTCGTTATTTAAATACAGGAACATCAATGGAGCGTACAGCTTTTGCTACAAATATTGCTCAAAGAAGTGAAACAGTAGAAAATTTAGCTTTAGGGGAAGAAGCACGAAATTTAAAACAGTCGTTTGTTGAAGCTTTTCAAGAAACAATAGATAGCGACGAGTGGAAAAAGAATTTACCTGGTAATTCATCAGAAGGTACTGGCGGTAAAGAAAAAGATTATACTAACCAAAATGCAAAAACAGCATATGATAAAGCAAAAACTTTTTATTATGCAAATCAGAAGAAAACAAGTAAGAATAAATCTAGTGAAGGCAAAGATTATTTTGCTACTCCAGAACCAATCGGTCTAAAAATGGTTGAATGGTCTAGATTGAAAGATGGAGAGTCTGCTTTAGAACCAAGTGCTGGACATGGAGCTATTGCGAGATGGTTCCCTGCAACAACTAAAAATGTAGCTATTGAACCAAGTTCACAATTAGCAGATTTAACTAGAATGAGCTTTAATGGTAAGGTTAGAGATATTCCATTTGAAAATCTTGATACTATTAATAAATTTGATGCAGTAATAATGAATCCACCATTTGGTCAAGGTGGTAAAACAGCTATTGAACATGTAGCTAAAGCATTTAAACATTTGCGTGATGGCGGTCGAATTATAGCTATAATACCTAATGGTCCAGCTTGTCAAAAACATTTTGATAAATGGTATGCAAGTGAAGAAGCTACATCAGCTATATTGATAAAAGAAATTATCTTACCAGGTATTGCATTTAATAAAGCAGGGACATCTATTTTTACTAAAGTTGTAATAATTGACAAGCAAACGACAAAAGAAGGACAACAAGCTACAAAAATAAATGTGTCTACATCACTTGATTTATCACATATAAAAAATATCAATGAATTATTTGATACTATAGAAACCTTAGAGATAGTGGATAGAGTAAATCCATATAATATTGAGTATTCATTAAATGAAAGTACTGATGATAAAGAGAAAAATGAAATCAATGTAAATAATGATATTGATAGTGAAAGTTATGTGAAAAAAGATGATTCTTCTATAAAAGATGAAATATCATCTGAAGAAAATACAATCAAAGAACATGATGAAAAATCAGTCATGGAAATTGTCATGGAAAATGAGGAATATTTTGACCAAGTTATAAAGCAAATAAATCCTTATTATGAAGTGCCTAAAAATAAAGAAACAATTAATAAATTAAAGGAAAAAGAAGATGCTATTGCTAAAAAAAGAGAAATACTTAAGAATTTCAATAGTGTTAGAACGGGAGCAATGTTAAGTGAAAGAGCAGATAGATATATATTTACTATAAGAAATCCTTTAATTTTAGAATTGACAGCACAATATGAATCAGCTGATTTAGATAAAATATTTCATGACTTAGCAATAAAGAATAATGGACGAGATGAAAATATTCATTATGGAAGCGATAAAGGAGAGTTTTATAGCTGGTTTAAAAGAGATGCATTAAACTATTGTCAATATTCTTTTAAGAGTTTAAGTGATATGGAAGCTTTTTCAACGGAAATAAGTGAATTTTATAATGACTTTTTAAATAAAGATTTTGTTATAAAACAAGTATTACCAGATAAAATATTTGTTTATATAACTTCTAAATCTAGTGCAAGAGAATTATCTATCACAGAAATAGATAAAATTGCTAAAAAATATGGCAATTTAGATGCATTTGAAAGAATTAGAGCATATGCATATCCTTTTAAAACACAAGAACAAGCTAGTAATTTTGTAAAAGAACTAAAGAATATTGCAAATAGCAAACCATTTTCTATAGAACAAGAAGGAGCATTAACAAAAGTTACTATATCTAATAATTTTAGATTTAGAAATTTAATTACTAATATTAATAAAAACAGAAAAATAAAAGCCATTGTTGAAAAATATAATGGAACTTATAAGGGTATAGGTTCTTCAAGTGTAATGGTTCTAAAAAATACGCCTTATTATTTTGAGAGCCGACAAAAAGCAGAAGCATTTTTAGAAGAATTGAATGATATAGCCAAACGTAGGGAATATACGGATATTAATATAGATGATGGGAATACTCATAACAGTAATAATTATTTTGTTTTAGATGATTTTAAACATACTAAAACTGGAGAAATTTATAAAAGAGCATATCCTATAAAATATGTAGATGATTTTAAAACATTAATAACTTTAGCTAAAAAATCAGGTGGGTTTTATAGTCGTTATCAAAGTGCAGGTTTTTTATTTGCTACAGAGCAACAACGAAAAAGTTTTCTTGATGCCGTAAATAGTGTAAATAATGAAGAACAAGATATTAGTAATAAATTATTGAAATCTTATATAGGTACTCATAAAGATAAGGAAAGTGGCGGTACTATTATTGGTATAAAAGTTCCTTTGAATAATAGAAATTATATAAATTATATTGAGCCAGCTCTAAAAAAATTAGATTATCAATATGTTGTAAAAAAACCAAATAATAGTAGATACCATAGTGCTTTATTATTTAAAAATGAAAAAGAAGCTAAATATTTATTAAATGAAATAAAAGAAAATATTCGTAAGGATAAATTTAATAAGAAATATTCTGGTGTAGGGCAAATGATACCTAGCTTGATTGATTATGACAATCTTTTAACTGAAGATAAACTTAATCGTCAAGAAAAAGCATTAAGTGATTTTGGTAAGATAATTGGTTGCCCTATTTTATATTTTAATAATGATAAAGCTAAAAATATTAGAGGTGCGTTTTCTGGCGGTATTATGTATTTAAATCGTGCTAGTAATATTAGTCCTAGATGGACATTTTATCATGAGTTTATACATTGGCTAAAAGGTACTAATCCAGAAGTATTTGCGGAAATAAGAAAAGCAATAGGTGAAGTATCAGCTAAAAGAATTTTAGAATATCGAGATGAAATTGTTGGCGGTAATGATACTTTTGATGGAAAACCACTTTTGACAGATGAAGATATTATAGAAGAAATGATAGCTGACCATATGTATAACACATCTACTAGAGTATCTTTAAATAAACTTATGGTCAAAAATAATCCAACAATATGGCAAAGGTTTGTAGCTTTTTGGCATAATTTATTAGATAAATTCCGTGCCCTTTATTCTATACCTTTAGGTCTTGATAAAGAACAAGGCAAGAATATGAATATTGCTATGGAAAAACTTGTTACATCAATAAAAAATAAAGATGGCCAACTTTTATTTAAACGTACAAAAAATGGTTTAGTCTTTGCTAATAATAATGAAACAGTATTAAATAATAAAGAATTTAAGATAAAACCAGCATCTATAGAAGTCTATTCATCTCAAAAAGAAAAATTGTCATCTAGTAAAAGTAATGGATTTTTAGATAAGATGAAATTGTATTGGAATGGTAGAAAATCGACAGCAAAACCGATACAGATAAAACAAGCTTTGGAACTGATCAGCGGATATACATTTGAAATGGGGAGAATACAAACAAAGGACGATGTAGTTACCAATCATGTGGCCAAAATTATCAGGACGAAGAAAGCCTTTGATTATCCTGCAATGTTAGAAGCAGTATCACCTATTCTGGCGGAAAAATTAGGCTTTAAAAATGATATGGCTATGCAACAATATATTGCTAATTATATTTTTGATGTGGCTTCAGCTAGAAATGATGAAGCAAATTATCATAAATTAGTAACAGCAATTAATAATCATCATATGATGAGTGAATTTAATCATTTACAAAGTTTATTTAGTGATTTAAAATCAATGTCTGCTCGTGATAAACTTAGAGAAAATCGTGTCAGTGATGATAATATGCCTAAATCTGGATTAAAGAAATTATTACATGAAATGTATTTAAAAAATCATGACCAATGGGTTGATAGATATGGGCCAGTAAAAAGAATGGTAGATAAATTTGAGAAAGCTACAGGACAAAAGTTAGAAATAACTAATCCTTATAAACAATTTAGATTAGTTGCTGGAAGTGCAGGTACAGGAATAGCTTTTATCGAAGGGAAAAAAGGTGTTGTAAATCAATCATTACAAGCCATTTTCCCTAATATTGATTTTAGCAATTTTAAATCATTGCAAACAATTTTGATAGATAATGGTATAAATAAAGATAGTGAAAAACTAGAAGAATTGGCTGATTATTCATTGGCTATGTATTATAAAGATAATCCTAAAAATAAACCATCATTTATGAAAAATAAAGATTTAGATGAAGTTATTAATACTACTGATGATAATATAAAACAAGCACATAAAGAACTTATAGATTATCAATTTAAATTGTTTGAATTAATGACTGATGCAGGATTGATAAGTAGACAACAATTACGAGAGATGAGAATTACTCACAAAAATTATGTTCCTATGTATAAGTATTTTGATGAAAATGATAATTTACTATTTAAAAAGGAAATAACAAAAGAAGAAAATAATGATAGGTTGACTGTTAACCCTATAGAAGGTGTAGTTGTTAATACTTATAAGACAATGCGTATAATAGCTAAAAATAAAGCTAAGTTATCTTTAACAACATTGGCAAATGATAAAATGATTGCTCCATATATAAAAATAGAACAAGTTGCAAACAAAGGTGAAGATGCTAAAACAACATTTTCAGTCATGATAAATGGCAAAAAGCAAACGTATAAAGCTGATAAAGACATAATCGATATGATGAGAGATTTAGATACTGAAACAGGCGGTAATTTTTTGAAGAAGATAATATATAAAATTTCTAGTATTATGCGTTCAGTATTTACGATTTCTAATCCTGAATTTGGTTTTTCAAACTTTTTTAGAGATTTAGCTTCAGTAACTTATTATAATAAATATTCTATGCGACCAATGGATATATGGCATGGCTTTTCATCATTCTTTCATAAGGATAAATATTATTGGGAATATATAGCTTCAGGTGCAGCACAAACAGCTGCTGTATCAATGGATAGAAATTATACACAGGCAAGCTTAAATAAAATTTATAAACATAGCTGGAAATCTATGGCTAGATGGAAAAATCTAACACAGGATATATTAAATATATTTCAGTATATATCTGAAGCATCTGAAATGGGATTGCGTATTGCTCATTATCGTGCAGGTCTAAGAAAAATGAGTGTAGATAAATCTATAAATCGCCAAGATATTGCATATGATACAAGAGATATCATGGATTTTTCCCGTGGCGGAAAAGCTGGTAGAGAATTAAATAGATATGTCTTATTTGCTAATGCTTCTATTCAAGGTTGGTCTAAATTCTTTAGAGATGTAGAAAGCTATGGTATAAAATATGGATTGGCTAAAGGTGGAGCGTTATTGGCTTATAAAATAACTAAATATGCAATTTTACCTGCTTTAATATTATTTTTATTAAATAAAGATGATGATAAATATAAAGAAACTCCGCAATGGTTACGAGATACACATTGGATATTACCTCTTGGTGATAAGATTATACGTATTCCAAAGGCAATGGAGCCTTCTATTCTTATAATAAGCAGTCTAATGGAAAGAGCTTTAAATTATAGTTACAATAAAGATAAAGAAGCTTTTAATAATGCACATGTTTTGTTGTTTGACCAATTACCAGATATATTTCCAACACTTTTGAAACCTTTAATGGAGACAGCAGCTAATTATTCATTATTTAGAGAAGGCAATATAGTGCCTTTATCTAAACAAAACGATATGCCATATATGCAGTATGATGAACATACTTCAGGTGTATCTAAGATGTTAGGTAAAGTGTTTAATATTTCTCCAATGAAGATGGATTATTTACTTTATGGTTATACAGGTAATTATGGTAGACTAGCAACAAAAGTGCTTGATGTGAGTGTTATACCTAAAGAATATGCTCAAAAAAAATCATCTTATGATAATTTAGTATCTAAAGAAAATCTTTTAGCATGGCCATGGGAAGATGTTGTATTTTTACGTCGTTTTATGTATACACCATATAAAAATGCACGTAGTTTAACTCAATTTTATGAGGATTTTCATTATCAGCAAGCTTTATATAATGAATATAAAGATACTGGTATAAGACCTAAGGAATTTAATGAACGATATTATGAACGTTTAAAAGAAGCTCAAAAGAAAATGAGAGATATCAAAAAAATGCAACAAAAAATAATAGATAATACTACTCAATCGGCAAATGCAAGACAATCATCTTTAGATAATGTAAATAAGAAACGATTAGATATAGCTAGAAAAGCTTTGCAATATAAATAATATAGAAAAACTCGCTAAAAGTTATTTTTTAGCGAGTTTTTTATTATTTATGTATATATGTAGAGAGAAATATATATTGATTTTTTGAGTTCACATATATATAATATACTTAATGGTACTCAAAAAGTGAGGTGATATGATGAGTACTAAAATGGGACGTCCTAAAATAGATAATCCAAAGACTTATGATTTAAAAGTAAGAGTTGATGAACTAACTAACAAAAAAATTGAAGCTTTTGCTAAAAAGAAAAATTTGACAAAAGCAGAAGTCGTTAGACAAGGCATTTATCTAATTTTGGAACAAAACAAATAAAAATACACCCGCTAATTGAACCGACCAAAGCTCAAGCGAGTGTATTTTATAATGAAAGACAATCTCATAGAGATCGATAAATCTATTATATCATTCTTTATGAGAAGTTAAAAGGAGAATGTATAATGGAAAATTTAGTACAAATTAGTAATAATTTAGTAGTTACGTCAAGTTTTCAAGTAGCAGAACATTTTCATAAAGAACATAGAAATGTTTTACGAACTATAAGAGAATATATTAATCAGCTCAAAAATGAGCAGATTGATAATTGGTTTTATGAAACTAATTATATAGATGATAAAAATAGAGAATATCCTATGTATCTTATGAATCGAGATGGTTTTTCACTTTTAGTAATGGGGTTTACAGGTAGCGAAGCTTTAAGTTGGAAAATTAAATATATTAATGCATTTAATAGTATGGAAGCTCAATTGAAAAAACAATTATCAAAAAAGAAAAAGTTAGGAATTACTTCAGCAATAAGAACAAATCTAATAAATGGAAAATTTAAAGTAAGAGATTTTCCTAAATGGAATGAAGAACCTAGAGTAAATGTTAATAATGAAGAATTTAGACGAATTTTAAAAAGAGTAAGACAAATTATATCGGCACTTGATTTTTTTATTGAAGATTGGGAATATCGATATTCTTATTGTAGTAAATTTGAAAGTAAATTTGATGCTGTAAGTAAATTATCTTTTGAATTAGACAAAACTATATTAGGTATTATGGATATTAACTTTGATGTTTATACTGATGATGAGTTTGATACTGTTCGTAATAAAAATAAATAG